AGATATAGCAATGCATTTCTCCTGCCACTCCCGCTCCGTTCTGAACATTTTCACCTGACATAAGTCTTTCTCAAGTACCATCCGTGGGTCACGACACATAACCCATTGGGTACCGTCATAGATCGGTGAAGATTGACAGAACGAAACACGCTCAAAAACGTCGGTTACTTGTTCAATCTTCAATTTGAACCCCAACGATTTGAACCAGGACTGGATAGAAGCTTTAATGCTATTTACCAGGTCACGCTCCACTAGTAGCACGCAATCGTCTCCGTCGTCGAAGATGCGCCACAGATCCTCTGAGTATCGTTCCATAAAACTCACAAGGACTGCTACCATCAGGATGACATTGCCCAACGCTGTGGACATATCACCGCTCATCCTTCTGCCTTCAACATTATACTTCACACTGCCATCCCTACAACGAGCAAAACCAATGTTATTCCTCATCATAGCTAGCTTTCGGTGAAATTCTTTGCTGGCAGGGAAGAACCACTCGTAAATCGAATGCTCAAACTCAAGAGCTTCCTTCGACACGTGTTGGTCAAACCTGCTGACATCAAGAACAACGGCCACTGGATTTCTAAGGGCGTCCCAGTGCTCCCGAAGGGCGACTCCGCGTTGCTGCGCGTTGAGACCCTTTGCTACTACTACTCCTCCATACATTTCATTCAAGGCCTTGTAGACCTGTCTCTCGATCGGCTTAATATATCTTCCAATCCAGCAGTTAAATCGTCTATCTCGTGGTTGGATACAGCGCGGAGCCTTGTCCGCAGGCTTGTTAATCCACTCAGGTTTGACGAAGGTATTGACGAAGCTAAAATGTCGCTTAAAGCCCCCAGTTAAAAGCGATTCGATGGCTTGTTCATTAAGCTCTCTCTTCCGGCCCGAGTATTCTTGTAGGAATTCTCCATACTCAAGACGGGCGGTGCGATAAGACAGCTTGAACAAACGGTCACGAAACAAGCGACATGTAGCTCCGAAATCCCTGGTTGGCTGCCAGGGCTCATGGAACACACCTTCAGTTTCTACATAGAAGATGCGTTCCAATATACCTCGAACGGTGTTCGTGTAACTACTATTATGGACGCCAAGGTGCAGGGATCTTCCGGAGCCGATCAACCTCCCCGCACAGCGTTTGTGAGGTTTACCCGCTATCGATTCCAACTTCAAGCGCTTTGATTGCGTTAGTCTCCTGATGAGATTATCTGGGACTCGCGTGACTGTATCAAAGCCAAGAATCGATGTCGGGCACCTTCACGTGGATGCGTGGGAGTTTTCCTGGAGCCGGTCCAGGAAAACTTCCCCTTCATATCCGTACATTGCAGTGATCTCTTCATCACTGCGAATGAACGACATGGTAACGGCGAGATCGATGTACCTCGCAATGTCAGCA